TATAAATTTCCAGAACTCATCATAAGACAACTCACCAATATCTTTTTTACCAATAATATTTACATCGATAATAAATAATCTTTTCGATAAGTACTTATGAGCTTTTTTATTAAAAGACCTTCCAGCGCTATCATTATCAAACATTAAATATATTGTTGAAACTGGTGATTTATTTATTAGCTCAAACTGTTCAGCTGACGGGTTTCCTAATGTAGCAATTGTTGGCATACCATATTGATTTGCTAATAAGCAGTCAAATAAACCTTCAGTTAATACACAAGTATGAGCATTATTTTGAAAAATTTTATCAATACCATAAACAGGTTTTGTAATTCCAGATTCGATATAAAATGTTTTGGTATCAATACTGCGCTTTAATAATGTAATAAGCTGACCCTTTTCATTATAATACGGAAATATAACTTGACGATATTTGGGGTCATATCTTAAGTTAAATTTTTGAGCTGTTTCACGTGAAAGTTTTCGTTTTCCTAAATAAGGAGTCCAAGTTTGATATTCATCTAAGATAGATTCATCTAAGTGCTTTTTAATGCCTTTGTTTCTATTCAAGACAATTGGGTCTCCCATAAACAAATTCTTAGATATAAGTTCGCCACCAAAGTTTTTCAACAACCAAGCCTTAGCATAGCTTTCTGGCGCATCAAAACACTCAGCAACAAACTTCAAAAATGTTCCTTTTTCACCACAACCAAAACAATGAAATACACCATCTTTTTTGCGAATAAAACACGATCCGTGCTCTTCCTGGCCGCCACTATGAAATGGACAGCTAACTACAATATCATCTGATTTATCTTGAATATCTTTTAATTTTCCATTAGTTAAGCTTATATGTAAAAACTCAATTATTTTATCAACAGAAGCGTCAATGATATAATTATCTATTATAATTCCTTGCATATTACTTTACATATCTCCAATGATAGCCACCGACTGTTTTTAATCTACCTTTACAGCAACCACTTATGTTAGAATGGTTGTTGCTCTTGTAAATTATTATAATTGGTAGGCTCATTTATTTCATAACGACTTGGATCTGTTTCTGTATCAGGGTTAATTAAGTTAAAGGCTCCAGTATTGAAATTTGCCTTGTAAATAAGCTTTCCTGTGCCACCATCTCTTGATTTTATAATATCCATAATTAAACGGTCATCGATAAGTCTAGTTTTTTCTTTATCTTCATAAACGCGTTCACGGTCAAGCATAATTACACAAGTAGCATCTTGACCGATACGGTCTGATAAACCGATTTGAGTTGTATCCTTCTCACCATCTTCATTTTTAGTTCTATTCATCTGAGCAACTGAAACAATCGGAATACGCTTCATGACTTGAAGGTTCTTAATGCCTTTAGAAATATTTGCGATACGTTCATGTCCTGTTGGAGCGTGACTTGTGTCTTCTAATAATGAGTATTGGTCAATGAATAATACATCTAAGTGATCTTTTTCAATAAAAGCTCTTAATGCAGCAACAGTAGCAGGCCCAGCAATATCGTTAGGAGTCAATACTTTAATAGTACCAGTGCCTTCTGAATAAATACCTTTTTGAAGCTTTTCCATATATTGCTTGTATTGCATTTGAACAGAAGTATCAAGACCACGTGTAATAATGCTATTATTAATACCACCAATAATTGTATCAAGACGATAACCAACTTTATCAGCTGTCATTTCACCTGAATAGATACCGACTCTTTTACCCTGTTGTGCTGCAGCTGCAGCCATGACTAATAATGTCCATGTATTATGTGTTAAAGTATTATCTGCTAATAAATAACGATGGTCACCATCACACATAAAGCCATAATAATTAACAACTTCTACGGGCTCAATTTTAAATCCAGTATTTGTTGATACATGTTTTGTTTTAGCCGCCTGTTTACATTTTATTTTAGTGGGAATTTCAAATAAATCGCCTGAAATATTCATTCTATAATATTTTACATTATTAATTATCTTAGCTTTTGGTATTGAAACCTTAAAACCAAGCCCACGGCATAATTGAGCTACTTGATCAAATAATACTTTATTCTTATTTGTAAAATCAAATAAACTAGACTTTTTAGAAATATAACTACCATCTGCATCTAATAAGCCTGCTAATAGTTCTAGACGTTGTTGTCTATCGCCTGTTAAGTAATTTAGTGGAATATGTTTATTATCGAGTAAATTATTAGATCTAAGTAGTGCTTGCAAAGAAACTTGACCATTTAAGCTGTATAAATTAGCTTTTCCTGATTTTTGAGACTCTAATAAATGCAACTCCATGTTTTCTTCTTGTGCATATTGTTTTAAAACTTCTACTACTTCAAAATCAGCTGTACAAATTTGTCCATATTTACTTGTACCATCACCAAGCCATAACCCTAAAATATAAGGTGGGATATTTTGTTCTTTAGTAGAATATTCAATAGCTGGCCTAAATAATTTATATAAATGTTTTTGATGATTACTAAGTTTAATAAAATCTTCAACGGTAATATCAACTAATGTTCCAGTATTATTAGTTGTCATATAACCTTTTTCTTTATCATAAATTTCATTATATTTAAATAAGGTTAAAATATGATTTGATGAAACTACAAATGACTCACCATTATTTGGAATAATTTTCCAACCATTACTTGTACCATTATGTAAATCTAAAACAGTATTTACTCTATTATATGATTGAATTTTATCTCCAACTTGAACATCTTCTACTGCTTTTAAAGTGCCATCAGCCATCATAACTTTAGTACCTTTAGCAAGGCATTTACCAATACCAGTACGTGCAGCAATAACCATATTTTCATTTTCACAGTCTAAGCCGCCAATAATAGCATCTAATTCTTTGAAACCGGTTGAAATATAGTATTTGTCATGATTAGCAACACGCTCAAGATAACGATCATATCTGCTTGTATCTTGGAATAAGTCATGAGACTGAATAGCCGAGCCTTGATGTAAATTATCTACTGACTTCACAAGATAATCGACAGCTTCATCTGTTTTATCTGATTCAATTAAAGTCTTTATTTTATTAAATTTTGTAGCAATATAGCTTGAATTGTAGTCTTTATATAGCTGCTCAATTAGATAGTTATCTGGCTCATCTACTTCAATAATGTCGAATTCTGGAAACACATTGATAAAAGTAAGCTTATCTGGAATGGTTCCATATTTATCAAAATGATTTTTAATGTAATTGAATTCAGCTTTGTAATTGAAGAAAAAATCTTCTGTTAAATTGTTTAATTCTACTAATGAAAAATCTTTAGTCTGCAATATCTTATTTAATACTTGAAGCTGTGATGTCATATTAGTCTTCTCCTCCAACTAGCCCTAAATAGCGCTTGTCTACTCCATGCAATTCAATATCGATAGACTTATTGCAAATTCTGCTCGCAAGTCTATCACCTAATGCATTCGTAAGCTCTTTACTGCCTAAATTAGACGTAAAAATATTGCTCTTTCCATTGTCCATACGTGTATTTATAATATTTAATAAATGATTTAATTCAAATTCGGTGCCCATCTTAGTAGCAATATCATCCCATATAACTAAATCAGCATCTAAAACACTTTTATTTACTATATCAGCATATTCATTTTTATTTGAAATGCTTTCCTTTAACGCCAATAAGTATCTTGGTACACTAATAAATAGACCTTGACAATTAAAGGTCGACTTATACCAAATTTTGTTAAAATAGCCGATCATTAATCTGATGCTCCAAGAGGTTTTTCCATTGCCACAATTATATGAATGCAAATACAAATTCGCTCCAGCTTCTACAAATTTATCCATGCTTTGCTCTAATTTTGCAAGTTGCTGGAATTCATGGAGGTCGGTTCCGTCTTGGTCGACAAAAAGTTTGCCTACTTGACGTTGCTTATCTGTAAGCAATGATTTGTCATATAGACAATCTAATCTATATTTGCGCATACAAAATTCTTTGTCGCAATCAACACCATTGCATTTGTCTTTGTATGGACAATTATCTGTCATGCAAGTACCTCCTCTAAAAAATTATTTTCCGCTTGAACCGTTCCAGTTTTCGCCTCTATTTGTTTCACTTAATTCAGTCGCTACTTCAATGTCTTCTTGATGAACTGGAAATACATATAAAGAAAACACGCGTTCACCTTTTTTAAATTTAATCGTGTTAAAGAAACTGTCATTGTATAAAATACCATGAAGTTCACCACGATAATTTTCATCAACAAGAGGATTCTTTAAAATTAAGTGTTTATTTTTATTGCAAATTGAGCTTCTTAATGCAAATAATCCTGCATAACCTCGTGGAAGCTCAACACAAACACCAGTATTGACTGCAATTTGCTCTCTTGGTTTAATAACTATGTCTTCTGTTAAGAAAAAATCATAACCAGCATCACCTTTACGACCATGTTTAGGTGCGACAGCTCCATTAATTAATTTTACTTTCATTTAATTTAACCTTTCAATATTCAATATATTATACAATAATATCGTTTCTAAAATGGGCATAAAATAAAATATCGTCCAATTTTCAGGACGATATCTAACTTAATATTAATAATATAACAGCATCTTTTTAAGTATCATTTATAGTATCTTTTAAGTTAAATATCGTTGATATTTTATCTTGACTTTGCGTGCTCTTTACGCATTTAATTTAGCAAATTATTCTGATTCTTTTGAAGTGATTTCTCTGACAACATTCATGATTTTTTCAGCATCTTCATAGGTTTTAATGTCAGCATCTTCGCTGTCAGCGCCTTCAGTTAATTCTTGTGGTTTATGATTTTTTAAAGCTTCTTCTAATATACAGCTTCCATTGATAACAGCGTCAGCTTCGTCAATATAGAGTCCTTTTGCAAGAAGCTCATCAAGTTGTTTGCAGTATTTTTTAACATCTTCCATAATAAATTACCTCTAATATATTATACGCTTTACTTTTTAGAATTTGCTGCGAAATATGCGTTTTTACCAGAATTTCTTTCTGTGGCGCTAAAATTTTTGTCAGTATGAATAAATAAGCTTGCTAATATAATATACCTTGTGCCATCTTCATCTTTTTTAGTAAAATACAAAGCTCTGATTGGTTTTTTAACAGATGTTTCACCAAGCTTTAATTCAAAAATTGGGTAATCAATACCATTTACTTTTTCAGACTGTGCAGCTTTCGGTCTGCCAGAAGCGTCTAAGGAAATAATTGCTCTATTTAACTTTTCAACTAATTTAGATAAATCATAGCTAGGTCAGGTGTTTCTGAAATTATTAAACGCTTTAGCAAATTCACTAGAAATTAATGGAATAAATATTCCGCTTGGCATAGATACTCCTATGTCATTAAAGGTCAAGAAATGATTTTTCCAACTTATCTCTTTGCTTTCTTGCTTATCATTATCTTTTTTGTGCTTTTTCTCAAGAAGCATTAATTGATTAGAATCATCTGCGTATAATTTATCTAATTCATCATAGGCATCGTTAAAATCGAATTCTTCAACTTTTATTGGCTTAAAATTAGCGACCTTTTCACATTGTGCAGCATATTGCTCACCTTGCTTTGCCGCATCTATTCTTGCCCTTATATCTTCTGGCATATTTTTGATGTATTCTTTACAAGCAGCAAGCGTCGGAAGTTTGATCGCTATAGCCAACCCACTTGCAATGTCTGATATATGTCATTTTGAATATAACCCTTCAAGGTGAGCAAAAAATTCATCATTTAGCTTTGTACCAGTAACTTCTTTTAGACCTTCACTACGTGTGTCAATAATAAATGTTTTAAGTGATTCAAAAAACTCCATAAGTACAAACCTCAATATAAATAATTTAGCAAAATAAAAAAGCTTATTTACTAAGCTCTATTAAGTTATCAATAACTGACATTCTTCTAAAATTTTCTTTTTTATACTTAGAATTAAAATAGTCAAGTGCAAATTTATAATCATCTTCATACCAAATAACTACATTATTTCTAATAGCACATTGATGTTTTGCTTCAAATATATCATCTTGATTATGATCAAAAATATTTTGCCAACTACCATCTTCTTTTAAAAATTGACTGCCTTTAATTTCTAAATAAAAATTATTGTACTTAAAATCTGGAATATAATTATATTCTTTATTATTATATTTGAATGGAAATTTTATAGGCTCTCTTATAATAGGAATATTGTGGTCTATTGCATAAATATAAACTGCTAACTCTGGAAAAGAATCAAAAAATAAATTATCATATTGATAGCAAGAAGCTCCTTTAAATGTCTTACTTCCATATTTGGCAATCATAGCATTAGTATGCTCCTCACTGCCAAACTGCCCTACATCTGTTCTGCCATATCTAGCTAGTTTAGTTTCATTAGCTTTTTGTTTAAAAATATCAGCTTGTAAATTATACTCTACTCCATATCTTTCTAAATTAGTTTTTTTACTTTTTTCTTTTATAGCTTTACTTTGAAAAACATTTTCAACACCATATTTTTGAATATTGGTTAATTTTGTTTTTTCAATTACTTCTTTGACCTGATGTGGGTTATCAACTCCATAACGTTCTTGACTTGTTTTAATAGTCTTAAGTCTATGAATTTCATAATTATCTTGCATAAATGATTTAAACTCTGTTGTTTTTGTATAGCTTTCTACTCCATACTTTTCTAAGCAAGTCTTTTTTCTTTTATTTTGTTGAATTTCTGTATTAATTTGGTCGGTATGTAGAGGTATATTATACTTTTTTAGAATTTTTTTAATTGTACTATTTTTTCTATGAAAAAAATTAGCCGTAGTAGACAAAGTCTCTGGAGTTAAATAAAACTCAATAATGGCTAATTCTTCATTTTCTTTAAATCTTTTCATAAAATAAAATACTCCTATCTTGATACCCAATTTGACCGGTCAAGTATCAGGAATCGGAGTATCATTATTATACGATTTTTTTATCGTACATATAATTTAGCAAATTATTTTTTATAATTTTTATAAAATTATAATATTTCCCCATCTATTATTGTATAAGGGTAGCCAGATGCATCAGTTCCTGATTGTATTGTTTCTACTTTTATGAAAAAAGCATATCTTTTAGGCTCTGCAGCTTCCCTGCCAGTAGTTCACATGACAAAATCTTCTGGATCAATAGCATTTGTATTTCGAAATTTACAGTGAGAATGCATTTCACCACTTACCCCTCTAAATATATACCTATCATCTTGTATACCTTGTTCGCCCAAAGATACAACTTCACGAGTTGCGCAAGGTACATATAAATAAGAGTCACCCTGAGGCCCTTGCTTACCAGTATCACCTTTAGGCCCCTTTAAAGCTTCTAATTGTTCAGGAGTAAAATCATTATAAGTAAAGGCATCACCTTTATCTCCCTTATCACCTTTTTCTCCTTTTTCACTATTAATGCCATCTTTACCATCTTTACCGTCAGCTCCTGGTACGCCCTGTGGGCCTTGAGCCCCATCAGCACCATCTTTGCCATCTTGACCTGAATCACCTTTATCTCCCTTAGCGCCTTTAGCTCCAGTATCACCCTTATCGCCCTTGTCTCCCTTAGGGCCTTGAGGACCTGGAATACCTTCACCACTTCCAGAAATCTCAATGTTTCCTTCACCAACAATAGATTCACCATTGATAGTTTTGAACATTTGTTCTGGGTTTTCTTTAATATCGTCTTTAACAACATCAGTTAAAGTTTTATCTTTTTTTCAGTTTGGGTGAAGACCTTTACAGATAAGAATATCACCATTTGGGCCTTGATAATATAATTTTCCCATAATAAAAACCTCCAATTAGGTAGCAGGTGTCTTCCACCCCCCCCCGAATAGCTTTATTCGTAGGACCCTTATCTTGGAGGTTAACTATATAATTTAGTTAAAAGAAAAAGCTGTCTTTAAACAGCTTTTATTTATTTTCAGCTAACTTAATAAGATTTTCTATGACAGCTACTCTGGTAAGTAATCCTACTCCGCCTGGGGTTGGAGAAATAAATGCAACTTTATTAACTAAACTTTCATAATTGCAGTCTCCACATAACTTACCATTTTCATCAAAGTTTATACCAACATCTAAGATAACTGCATCAGGTTTTATATTATAGCTATCATCTAAAATATTCCGTCTACCAGCTGCTGAGATAATTAAATCAGCATGCTCAATATAAAACTTTTTATCTTCAGCAGAAGTATGAGTATGAAGCATAATTACATTCATATTTCTATCTAGTAATAATTTATGGGCTGGCTGGCCAACTATTAATGATCTGCCAAGAATTACACAGTTTTTTCCATCAAAGTTATATCCTTGGTCTTCCAAATAGTTAATCATTCCAAGAGGAGTTGCAGGAACTGTTTTAGATAGCGGATTGAACCCGTCAACATCTTTTTTAGGGTCGATAGCCTCAATAACTTTTTGCTCACTAATATGCTTTGGAAGTGGTAATTGAACAATAAATCCGGTAACAGTTTCATCTTTATTTAAAGACTTAATTAAATCTAAAATTTGAGTTTCTGTTGTTTCTTCAGGTAACTGAATTAATTCTGCAGGTAAATTTACAGATTCACAATCCTTTAACTTATTCCTAACATACCTACAACTTGCTTCAACTGCACCAACTTGAATAATAACTAGCTTTAAATTACTCAAATCTAATTGTTTAAGTTTTTCTTTCTTTTCAGCTACATATTCTTTAATTATTTGCATTTTTTATTTGCCTCTTCTTTGTCTGAGCGCGGTCTTAAAAAATTTAAGATATCTGTCTGTAATCTTACGATGTCACAAAGAACACTCATTGTTTCATTAACTTTAGTATCAAGTGTTGAGTCTGCTGTCTCTGCAATTTCACCATCACTAACTGGAACATATAGTTTATATCTTGCATCACTGTAGTGAAAATAAATTATTAATAAAGCTCTTCTAAAATAGTCTAATCTTTTAAAAAGTATGCCCTTAATTTCTTTAATTTCTACTCCTTCTTCTAAACTTTCCGCTGAATCCTTTGCTGAGTCAATTGGAAGATCATCATGATCACCAATAATATAGTCTGCAAATACAGAAGAATAGCCATAAATATCTTTTGCTAAATCGATAAAATCCTCTAAAGCAATTCTAAAAGAACTATGCCCTACTAAGTCCCCAGTACAGCCTTCATGTATTAAATCCTCTGTAACGTAGCTATTAAGTTCAATAGCTAAATCTTTAATTTTAGAAAGCTGGATATAAATCTCATCTTGTCGTTCTGCTAATGTTTTGTCAGTCATAATACTCTCCTTACTAATTATCAATATTAACAATTTTTTCTAAAAAATCTGCGCATTCTCCTGGATTATCAATTCAGCCAGTTCTAGGTGAAGTGCCACAGTTCCCAAACATTTCTACTAAAATTTGCCAAATAACTGTATGCCTATGCTGCCAATCAAAGTCTTCGGGCAACATTTCAAAAGTATAAAAACTACTTGTGCCTAAAGCTGCAACGTATCTAAGGCCATCAATAATCTTTAATATAGTACAATTCTTATCATAAGCATCATTTTCTGCATCTTTTCTTAATAAACCTTCGTATCAGAATACTGAGTGTAATGCTTGTTCAATAGTATAATTCATAGCAGCCTCTTAATTAATTTTATCTAAGCAATAAAGTTTTTTAATTATTTGTAGTATAATCATCTCTGCAACGCGGCATTTTAACATGGCCAGGCATCATAAGCACTGGGCCACATAATGGTACAATAAAGCCTGCACCAGCAAATAACCTAACTTCTTTAACTGGGATTACAAATTCCATTGGAGCTCCTAAAATTTTCGGGTCAGAAGTTATACTTGCAGGTGTTTTGCACATAACTATTGGAAGGTTAGAATAACCTCTATCTGTATAATCATTAATTTGTTTTAAAGCGAGTTCAGAATATTCTACACCAGTTGCTCCATACGCCTTTTTACAAATTTTTGCTATCTTAGTTTTAATTGGCTCATCCCAAGTATATAAAGGTGAATAGCCAGAAACAGAAGTATTATCTAAAGTATTTAAAACTACTTTTGCTAAATCGACGCTACCAGTTTCACCTTCAATAGGACCATTACTTATTGCATACGGTAAATTTTCAGTATCTAAATAATCAGTAATTACTTTTAATTCTGCTTCAGTATCGCAACTAAACTTATTAATAGCAATGATAATCGGCAAATTATAGTTTCTTAAATGCTTAATGTGGGCAGCCATATTAACTAATCCATCTTTAACTGCTTGAACATTCTCAATACTTAATTCACTATTTGGCTGACCGCCTTGGTATTTTAATGATCTACAAGAAGTAACTGCTAAAACAGCATCTGGCTTTAGTCCTGCACTTGGCAAAACTAAATCTAAATGTTTTTCACAAGACAATTCACTAGCAAATCCATTTTCGACAAAAACAATATCTGCCATTTTAAGTGCCATTTTAGTTGCAATAGTAGATGAACATCCTACAGATATATTTCCGAAGGGGGTAGCATGGGTTAAGGCTGGCGCCCCAGAAGTACATTGAACAATATTAGGCATTAAAGCATCGTGCATTAAAAGCCTAATTGCTTTTGACATTTTTAAGTCTTTAACTGTAACTGGCTTATCATCAAAAGTATAAGCTACAATTGCTTTTTCTGCTCTCTTAATAAAATCATCTTCATCTGCAGCTAATGTCATAATTGTAGATAATTCATGTGCAACAGTAATAACAAATTCACAATGATGTGGAGTAGCTTTTTTGTCATCTTGTGCAACAGTCACACTTCTTAATGATCTATCACAAATATCAACTGCTCTATTCCAAACAATTTTATTTGGATCAATATTTAACTCATTGCCTTGATAAATAACATTATCTATCTGCGCAGCAATTAAATTTATAGTCGTAGTTAATGCATGAATATCGCCATTAAAATGATAATTTATAGAATCAGGTAAAACTCTCGCATTCAAAGCACCTGTTGCAGTACCTTTTCCATTCATAGAAACGCCTAAAGAAGGCTCACGTAAACAAGCAATTGATTTTACTCCTAAATAATTTAAAGACTGATTAATAGCAATTTCAGTAGAAGTTTTGCCCATACCCGCTACTTCAGCATTACAACAAGCGGTAACTAAAACCAATTTGCCATTAGGTCTATCTTTAAGCTCATCTAGATATTTTAAATCAATCTTAGCTTTATCCCAACCATATGGCTGAATATATTGTCTATCTATTCCTAATTCATCAGTTAACTGTAAAATATTCTTCATTATTTATCTCCAAATATATTTATATTATTTATTTCAGACCAAGGTATTCTATTTTTCTCTCTTATTTCTTCGGTCTTTTCTTCAGCAGCTATTTCATCTTTTACAAAATCTCTGCCTAAACTTAAAAAATTACTTGAGCTTAAATTTCCAGAAAGCCCACAAAACGGGCATTTTCTACCAAGTTGTTTACCTGATAGCTTTTTCAAATCTGCCCCAAAGTCAGTCTGTTCGTTTCTGTTAATTACTGTAAATGTCGCTTCGCTTTCTGTAGCATAAAAATTTTTATGACAGCATGGGCATTCAACAATAACTACTTTTTCGCCTGTTTTTAAAGCTAACTCGGTAACTTCTTCTAAGTTTCTATCTAACTCAGTCATTATTTGACTTTACCACCAAGGTGTTATTGGATAATTCTTCCTAAGACTTCTTTTAATGCAGTTGTTAATTGAACAACAGTATCATCTAATTTAATTTCATCTGCTGTTTCTTCATTTAAAGCAGTTGCAAATGCGCCTAAAATGTTGCCTGCTTTTTTCAAAGATTCAATTTCGTCTTCAGAAAAACCTAAAATTCTTGTAACCTTCATAAATAATTCCTTTCCTATTTAAATGTTATTTGTAATATAATGCCACTAGTTAATAGTGCTAAACCTAAAATTAAACCAATACCAAACCAGAATTTCATCTTACAAACTAAATTATAAACTACTTCTTCTGACACTGGTAAATTTTTTTCTTCTATAATTTTATAACATTCATCCCAATTAGCTTGATTTTTAGTTGCTGTATGAGTAGCTAAACATGTTGAGCCACATATAAGTAATAAAATAGCGCCTATTACAATTAAAAGTATATTCATATATTATTATACAATAAAAAATTTTCTCAATCCTTAAAATATGATTCCAGACAGATCTTTTGACCACTCATTGAGCTCTATGCCATTTTCTGCAAAAACTTTCTTTAAAATAGGTCTCTCTGAGCATAAAACATCTGGCTTTTCATGCACCATAAGCACAATTTCTGGCTCTTCTTGAAAGTTTAATATTTGCTTAACTTCATTTGCAACTCTAGTTAATTCCGGAATTAGATAATTCTTAAAATCAATTTTTCTCAGCTGCTCAAGATATTTAGACATAAATTGGCAGTTTGGAGCCTTAGATTTATAGGGACAATCTTTTTGGCATTGCTCACTCATATTCTCAAAGGTCTCTTGATTGAATATTAGGCTTTCCTCTTTGATGCCAACAAAAATACCATTTTGGTCTATGTGTGGCTTTTTACCGTTCTCAGTTTCAAGCCATTTTGGGTCCCACATCGCTGTCGATACCGGAATCATATATGGCTTAAAATAACGAATTTGTTGGAAATAGCTAATTAAAATCTTCATTAATTATTATCTAGCGTGATTTTTGGGTCACTTTGTAACAAATCAGCAAATTCTTCTGCTGCGTCTGCTTGCTGATTTATATCATCTAAATGCTTTTTATCTGCAGACCTTTTTGCTTCTTCGTCAGCAATTTCTTGTTTTAGGTCATTTAACTTCTTATACATAATTTCAAAGCTTGCTGGCAAGTTTCTTGGATTTACAAGGTCGGCTTTCAAGCTATATTTAGCTAGATTCATAGTGCCTAATAATTCTGGAGTATCGGACTCATGCAAATAATATAAATATAATTTATTTTCTTTATAGAAGAATAATGCTACAAATGGTTGGTCATGGCTCTTATCAAAAGCCTCTTTTTTTGCTTGCTCAAAGTCTTCTGCAAAACTATTTTTAATTTCTAAGCCAAAAACAAAGTTTGCATTTAAAGCAAGAGATAAATCAGCTCCGCCTAAACCGACACCGCCATGCAAGTTGGCATGAGAAGCATCACCAAAGTTAATTGCAACAGTATTTAAGTCAAAATCTTTATCTGATAGTTCTTTATTATTAGCCAATTGTCTAGCTTTTGCTAAGCTTTTTGTAATAATAAAGTCTTTTACTTCTTTGGTTTCTAAGATAAATGTCTCAGTTGTATGGGCATCACTAAATGTTCCAGCATCAAATGGGCTACGTTTACTATAAATCAAGCGTCCCTTTGTCTTATCATAACGTGGAATGTCATCTAGATTAGCTTCTGAATTTTGCAACGTAACTAAAATGTTGTCAATAGTATCCTTTTTAGCGATAAGCAAATCAAGTCTATCGTTTGTTTTGGTTTCAGCAATTTGCATGACTTCATAATATGCTTTCAATGTATCGTGTAAATCTGGATATGGCACAGGATCAGAGTCAAATTCAAACATATCTTGTTCACTTATCCAAACCTTAAGTGCTATTTGGAAATCATCGGTAATCTCATTTCCATTAGCATCGACTAATCGATTATTTTCGTTATCAACCTCATAACCGGTATATCTAATTGAAACTTTATACCATTTTGGGTCGGCCATAATGACATAAAAGTTCTTAATTTCTTTACATTGTGTTAAAAAATGATTATAGGTATTTGCAACACTATATCCCTCATCTTTCGCCCAGTTATAAAGTTTTTTAATTGCATCTTTAATTTTATTTAATGCAGCCTCTTGCTGAGCTGAATTTAATTTTAATCTCTGTCCGAGCTTAAATTTTTGCGTAGGTGCCATTAATTATCTCCTTTTGGAATTCTTTTATACACCCTAAACTCATAATTTAGGTTATTGTCTATCCCGCCACCGAGAATACTATCTATATAATACGACTTTTCTTCATCTAAATTTGGAAAAAATGCTGTGGCTTCTGGGTCAATTGCATCTACATGAGTGACTAATATTTCATCGTAATATGGAAGAAACAGCCTGTAAATGCTTTGCCCGCCACAGATATAAATATCGTATTCTCTATTAAGTATCTGTATAAAATTTAGCATTGCTTTAAAGTCATTAAAAGTAATGCAGCCAGGAATGCAGTCTAAACTTGTCGCTTTATCCCATAAGACAACATTAATTCTATTTGGGAGCGGTCTTTTTGGAAGAGAGAGATATGTTGAATATCCCATAACTACCACATTGTGTTTTGTAGTTTCTCTGAAATACTTCATGTCTGCTGGAAGATTAAAAAGTAGGCCATTAGCTTTACCAATGCCCCAATCTTTTGCGACACAAACAATACCTTTAATCATTTTCAGCCACCTCAATTCTAGTATCTCCGACATAGCCTCTTTTAAGCCAAACGGCACAAGTACAGAAGCCAAATGGGAAGTTGCATTTTTTAGGCGAAATAATATACATATATGGGATACCGCCGAACTTTTGCAAGCTTTTTACTCTTGTAAATGAACTAGTAAGTTTATTAAGAGGAATTAAATAAACTATATTATCAGCAATTTCCATAGAGTGCTCAATAACTGGCCCAAAAATAGAATAAGGTGGGTTTGAAATAATCCAGTCAACTTTTTCATTATAGTCAAAAAAGTCTCTTCCTAAATCAATTTCGCACCAGTCTTTTTCAATAGTTTTAGGTAGGTTATCATAGAAAGCACCACCACCCTTAAATGGGTCAAGCACTTTTCCAGATAAATTAAACTTACTAATAATATCCTTAGCTGTTTCTACTGGAGTATATATTTTGTCATTCGCTGTACTTAATTTATTTTTCTTCATTTTAAGTTACAATAGTTTCTATGTATAAGTCTTTTTTCTTTATCTGTCGTTATTTAATTATTCTTTAGACACAATTTTATTAATTTCTTCATTATAAAAACTTAAATCAAAAACATAATTTCTTTCGCCATATTTAGCAAAAGTATTCAGATAATTTTCTAAAATCTCACTAAATTTTTCTTCTAACTCTTTAAAAATATCTAAGCTCTCTGTGCGGGCTTCTAAAAAAGTATGTCCATCAACTTCAAGATAAACTGATTTAATTACATTTTTACCTTCACCAGGTGTCTTAATACTAATTTCTTTTGGCCCAAAAATTACTCTTGTTTTATTAGAATTTAAAATTCCTATCATAATAATCAACCTCCATTTTTAAACTTTTATTAAGTAGCTTTTCAACATTATCCCTCATGTTAGAAAGCCTTTCAAGTCTTTTTTCTGTTTCTGCCTTAGTAGCTTCAAGCTTAGCTGTAAAAGTATCTTTAAAATATGGTTCAAGACTAGCAGATGTAGCACCAGATGGAAAGTCATTTAAATCACTTCTAGCCATTTCAATTTGATTAATTAAACTATCATATAAATTAAGTAATGTCTCAATTTTTACAATGTGTTTGTGCGTCTTACTTTTAAAGTAACAGCAAGCTTTTTTATTAGAATTAGTAGCCATAATCTATCTCCATATATAATATTATACAATAAAATAAAAAGGCCTGACAATTTAGATCCTTTTTTTAATGCATAGGAATAATATATCCAACTAAGTATAAAGCAATTCCAATTATACCTTTCTTAATATATTATTTGAATCTCTTTCATAGATAACACCTGTTTTATTTATAACCCGCTGAATACCGGCATTTTTAATAAGCCTCAAACAAATTTCACAAGGCCAAGCTTCACATTCAACGGGCTCACCTGACGTTATATCATAACATGCTAAATAAAGATCTGCTCCAAGCATTTCTTCTTTAGAAGCATTAATTATACAGTTCATTTCAGCATGTACACTTTTGCACTCTAAAAAAGTAGATAAATCTTTGCCATGACCACACTTTGTACAAGAAATACAGTGTGGCTCTCCTGCGGGAGCTCCATTGTAACCTGTACTAACAGCATGTCTGTCCTTTACAATAATCGCACCGTATTTTTTCTTTAAGCACGTTGCCCTAGTAGCAACTACTAATGCCATATTTAAATAATATTCATCTAATGTTGGTCTTTCCATAATAACCTTTTAACCTTTTTATAAAATAAATAATTTTATTTAGCAACATCAAATTTTGTTTCAAGTTTTGTTGCTTGATAATCTTTTAATTCAAAATCATCTTCAGTAAAGCTATAAAAATCAGTCTTTTCTGGATTTAAGATAAATTTAGGTGAATCATATTCTTTATTGCCTAAAATTTCTCTAATAATAGGCTCATGTCTATCGTAGATATGCAAATTAGCAATAACGTGTTTAAATAACCATGGCTTAAGTCCTGCTGCTCTAGCAAGCATGCATTGAAGCATAGCATATTGCATTTCATCCCAGCCACCAGGAGCTCCAGCACTTAAGGCATCGGCTGACCTTTGCATTAAAATCATATTTAATCTATCACCTTGAACATCGCATATAATTTCATAAACACATGGCATTAAAACTTTATTCATTTCTTTTAAGTCTTTTGGATTCCACATTGTGACTATCATTCGTCTATTCATTGGGTTATTCTTAAGATTATAAAGTAAAGCATCAACTTGATCCATTTTGCCTTCTGGTAAGTCATAAACTTGAGCTAATTGATATGAATAAGTTTTGCCAATAGTCCCGTCTTCTTGCTCCCAAGCTCTCCAAATGCCAGCAGCTTTTCCTAACTCATCGACTACATTTGACTTTTTTTGCCACATCCAAAGTAATTCACGAACACAATTTTTGAATGCTTGTTTTCTTAAAGTCAAAATTGGGAATTCTTTTGAAAGGTCATATTCTGTAACATAGCCAAAAATTTTCTTTGTATGAGCAGGTTCGCCAGTATCGGCCCACTTTGGTCTAACTTGTAAGTCTTTATCATCAAAGCCTTCTGTTAAAATCTTAATACATGCATCGCTAAAATATTTATCTGCCTGACTCATTATTCCTCTACCTCTATATTATTAATTAATAAATCAACTGTATTCTTAACTGCTTTTGTTAAAATATCAGCTGGAATTTCTACGTCAAAAACTTTACCAGTTCTTGCTAAACCCGCTGAAACACAGTCACAAATCATTTCAATAACATCAATTAAATTAACATCTTCTGGGCATCTTTTTAATAAATGATGACGTTCTAAGTTAACATGATTTTCATACCAAGCATTAAATTCAGGGCTATCAATACCTTTATTTAGTCCATCAGTAAACTCTTTAATATTGTCTAATTTTGTATGATCATGTTGCTTAACTTGCTCAACTAATAAGTTAAGTAAAGCAAAAACACATTTTTGAACTGCAGTAATATGATACTTTGTATCAATCTTAGCATCTTGTTCAGTTACAACTTGACCAGGAGCTAAAGTTCTTGTGTCACATCTGTTAGTCTTTTTAATAATAATTTTATCCATTACTAATTTCTCCTTTAATATCTTTGGATTCTCTTAAAACGCCGTTATTATAGTATGTTTTTATTTTACTAACTACTTTTTCTGGTGTCTGCTCTTTTAAATTATAAGTTTGAAATACTGTGGCAAAATCTAAATCAAAGTAATTATCTACCATTATTTGTTCTCAGTTTTTTTAAACATTTTATCATCTTCTAATAAACCGTATAAGAGAATGCAATAATTCACGATATCACCAAGTTTGCTAAACCAAAGCTCTTGTGAATATTTATCGCCTGTATTAATCATATCGATAAAACTTGTAATATGCTTAAGCATACAAAAATATAGTGCCTTTTCTGGGGTTACATTAGCAATTTGAGCTTCTCTCTTGAAAAAAGCAAAACGGTCTTCACCTAAACTATATTCATCTTCCTTTTTTATTAAAGTTGCTTTTGTTTTCTCTAAAAATTCTTCGACAATTTTATTAAAATCTTCTGTTTTCATAAAAATACCTCAATATATTATACACTTTTATTCTATTAAAATTTGATTAAATATTTTTATAGCTTTTTATATTTATTTAATATATTATACAATAAAAAAGAGCCTTTATTCAGGCTCTCTGTAATAGTTTTTTAAAAATTTAAGCTGCTTTATACAATATTTTTTACATTGGGCAGTAATTTCTTTTTCTTTTATATTTTTTAGCTCCCAAAGTCTTTTTTTATTAAAAGGTGTTTTAGAAATAAGATGGGATATAATGCATAAATAATATAAAAGTTTAGTTTTTATAAATAAATTATTTTCAACACAAGGCGTAATAAGTGTAGTCTCTAAATGCTTATAAATTAGTAAATTAGCATCTACTTGAATTTGCGGTAGTTGCTCTATAATATTATTTAAGATCTCTTTATTTTTAACATAAAGAATATTTTGAGTAGTTATTTGATTAAAGCCGTTAAGAGCTAATACTGGGCGACCCGTTAATGTTTGTTTTGTATAATTTACATAATCTGCATATGGCCTATAATAGAAATGTAATTTATACATATTTTTATATTGAAGATAACAAAAGTCTCTTCCATCTATTATTACATCATCATTTGTAATAATTTGTAGGTCATAATCACTTGTTCTATCTTGTATATTTAATCCGCGACTGCCGACAAGTATAATTGCAAGAATATCTTTATTATTTATAATAAATTTAAGTACATCTGCATCTAAAAATTTATTTAAAATATTATCAGATGTAGCTTTTATTTTAAAATTTGGTTGAGTAAGCTCTTCATCAATAATATTAGAATAAATAATAATATCTTTTTTAATATAAGTATATTTATATTTTGCTGTATTAATGGGAGTCTTTATCATTTAAGCTATTGTCTCTATTTTCTGCATATCAATCTAAATATCTATTTGTATTGCAGCACCATAAAACATAATTATCAATTAGCTGATACATATGTACATATAAATTTGGAACTACAACTCAAATATTCTTTTCTAATGAAGCTTTCAAATCTTCAACTAATTGTCTGGCTGCCGCTACATCTATATCAGTATAATTATAGTTTAGACGAAGTATAATCTTAAATCTATCATCATATATATTAGCATCATGATAATAAAAATTTAAATACTTTATAATTCTATCTTTATCTATCTCTTCAACATTATTTGAAAAATTTAAAACATTACTAATATAAACTTTTTTACCAGCAGCTAAAAGCTTATTAATTGTCTCTAAAGCTGTAGCTGATAAATAAGCTAAACTAAAGCTATAAATTGTAACATCTTTTAGATATTCTGAATTATAATATTGGTCTACAACATCAATTTTTGTAGTTACAATTTTAGCGACTCTATTTTTTTGTATAATTAAATCTATAAGATGCTTAACTTTTTCTTTATTTTTTTCAAACTGATACAGCGGATCTCCACCGCCAGTTAATTCTACATAACCATCAATTGTACAAAAATTATCAATAAACTCATTTATAATAGCGTCATCTGGATATAAATATGGATTAAAATTTAAGCTTCTTCATTTACAAAACTTACAATTAGTATCACAACCATGATTATTATCATCTACAAAATTTAAAACTATTGCAGTAGATTTATGTGGATGACTGATTTGTTCATTAAATTGTTCTTCTATATAGCCATCTTCTAGTGCAAATTGTTTTCATAAATCATAGTTAAGCATTTTTAAGTGCCTCCAAATATACTGCCTCTAAATTATTTATATAATTATATTTGATATTATCAAGTGCTTTTAAAATAGCCTTAATTTGTAATTGTAAGTCTTCTGAAATATTAATATATTTACTTCTTTTTACACTTGTTATTAACATATCCACATTTTTATTATTTAAAATACTATAAATTAATAAAGGCGCTACTATTTGCTTATGTAATTTAGTAATTTTTGCATATGTATTATTTTTTAATAAACGTTGTATTGCAATTTGTGCTATTATATTTTTTGTTTTTAAGAGTAACTTATAATCAGCACTTGCTTGATAAATAATATGCTTTTTTTCTAAATAATAAAATTTAATAAGTGCACTATTTATATGATTATTATCAAATTTAATTAAATCTTCTAAAGTTCAATAATATCAATGTAATTTTCTTCCTTTATAAAATAAACATTCATCATCATTGTGGTCTAAATCTGGATTTTTATCAACAAAAACTGCTAAATCATAATCTGAAGCATTATCTATTATATTATATAAAGCACTTCCACATAAACAAACAAATAAAACTTTAAAATTTTTAAATATTTTATCCAAAAATGGACAAGCATTAAAAATTTCTGAATCCATTTTATAAGCCGCTTTATTAGTTGCATTATAATTATCTCAAAAATTATTAGTAATATCTAATAAAATATTCTTATCTTTTTTACAATAAAGCCAATCTTCTGTCTCTTCTATAATATTATACTGAGAATATTTATTAAAATATCATTTATATTGCCTTATTTTTAACATTATATCTTTATAACT